TTATCATAAAACTTTTGAAAGAAGTCAAGAAACGCAATACTGTCATTGCGAGCACCAAAGTGTTGGTCAGTTATAATTGCTACTTTCAAATAAAACCCACCTTTCTATTTGTTTTAGCGGTATGTGCTTGTTCACTTTGCTGATTGAAGATCTCAGCAATAGAATACTCAACAACCTCACCTGTCTTCTTCTCAGGAATAGTAGTGTTAAGTTTGTTTGCTAATTTATTGGCGTCTTTAATAGACAATGGTTTAAATTCAACAATATCAAAGCATCTTCCTGGACGAATAAGTGCAGAGTCGATGTCACGAATGCTTGGAAGATTGGTAGAGAAAATCATCTTCTTACCTTTGGTTGTCACAAGACCATCACCCACATTAAGGAAACGATGCATCATTGTGTTACCATCACTACGAGATTTTAAGAAGGCATCGCTGTCCTCGAGAACCATAACCTCTGCATCATCTTCGATGAAGCGAGCAAAGAACCCATCCTTCTCAAGGATACCTGCATCATATGTAACGATAGCAGAACAAGAACGATGTGCAAGAAGACCACGAATGAATGTAGTTTTACCAGTTCCAGGTGGACCAATTAAAAGAAGAATATTTGCAGAAGATTCCATATAGCGATCGTAGTAATCGCCAAGAGATTCACCTTTTAAAAATGGATACATTTCTTCAATAGGAAGACGATCACGATTCAATGGTACGTTAACAGAATTACCATCACTACCATAAATCCATTCGATATAAGATGTAACAACCGAGAAATTAGTTTCAACTAGTTCAATCATATCATCGGCAAATTGTTCATTACCAAAAGCACGAACTTCTGTTGAATTGCTGTTCACACTAAATTTAATAAAGTTGTGTGTTTCTTGTTCGATAATAAATCCAGAGGAAGAATTAGTTTGAACAAATAGAAAATGTTTGAATTCATTTTCTGCCCATCTCTTCCAAGTATCACGATTACAAAGAACTGTTGTTTCTCTTTGTACTGTTGTTAGGTTAGCGTCGACCCTACGACGCATTACTTCAGAAGTTACCAGATCTTCAAAATCTGATACACCTAAGAAAATTTTATCATTATGTGTTTCCATAGCAACTTTCGGATTTACCATATTATCGAATACATCCCAAGTATAACCCCTTAGGAATTTCTTATTTTTATTTCTATTTCTAATACCTCTTGTAATACGCCTTCTTCTTAATCTTGCATCTCTAATAACTTCTGGATAACTCATCCCGAGTTTTCCAAGTAATTCACTTATCGATTTCGTTGGGCTCATCAGTGTCACCTATAAATTCATCAAGAGTCTGTTGTTTCTTTTTTCGCTTTTCTTTTTTTCGTTCCATAAATGTATCGTCAAAGGTATGATTGCTTTGCATAAAGTCAAGATATGCATTGTGATATTCTGCATCATCCCCTTCTTGCACTTCAAATGCCTCAAATGGCATGTCTTGAATTAGTTTACCTTTAATATAACTTTGTTTCTTTTCTTTGGCAATCCTACGTAAAAATGCATAGTAGATAATTTGTGTAAAATAAGCAAAGGGATTATTAGATTTAGAAGGATCAAAGTTATCAATATATTGAATACAATTTTCTACACCATCGAGAATCATATCATCTCGATAGGAATAGTTTATAAAATTGGGTTTGTAAGATAAATGCGTTGCGATCTTAAGAATACACTCACCAATGTAATTGCTAACAATTGGCTTTGGTTTTCCTTCCGATGTTGCAAGAGAACACTTCGCTCTATAATCTATAAGTGCTTGTAAAAAATCAGCGTTATTTACATAATGTGCCATGCATTGGATTCTTTCATATAGTTCAAGTTATTTCATATTATACAACATCTTATCTGTAAAGACAAGTTTTATTTTATTACAAAATAAATTTGCTTTTTTATTTGACTTGGGGCATAATTCAGGGTGTTGGGGTTCATATCGATACTTAATTAATCGTATCGTTACCTTGTACGAAATTTCGTGGTATAGTATTTTCTTCTTCTGTTTCATCTTGCTGTAATAAACTCTGTAACATATCAATCTGTTTCACAGCATCTTCGACAGTCATCGTTTCATTATCATTTAAATGTTCTGTTTTATCTTTCGTCACAAAAGATTGTTTTTCATGTTCAGCAACTATCTTTTGATAATGTGGGATAAACACGTGATGTAATTTTTTACAGAACATAATATCTTTTTTATGAATAACAAAGATCTTGTCATCTGAGAATTGGCATAAAGGTGATGCAGTTACATGCTCTCGAGAAGTTTCAAATACAGGAATAGTTCTTATACACATTGGAGTCTCGAGTAATATACGATCTTCATCTTCTTCTTTAAGAATAGCCATCACTTGCTCGCCAGAAGACAATTTTAATATTACGTATAATTCTGAGCCTGTTAGCATAGATCCACCTCTATTATTTTAGTTTTGAATTCTTCTTCAGCATACGTTTTATATCTTTCAGCTGCATGATTCAGAGTGTGATTCTTCCAAGATTTCCAGTGTAAGTCATCTGCTATATCATATAGATTACATTTAGTTTTTCCATCTTTCAATCTTAATCCACGCCCAATACTTTGCAGATTGCGGATTTTACTTTTTGAAGGACTTGCGAAAATGACATTCTCAATCGAAGGTATGTTGATACCTGTCGAGAATGTCCCGAAAGAAGCAATGATGATAGCATCTGTTTCTCCTTCCGTGATATGTCTAATTGATTCACGATCTGAAGTTTCTGTTCCTCCGTACACAAAGAAAATTTTCCTGGCATCATGAGTTTTATTTTTAATAAGATCGTAGAGAACTTTGCCGTGTTTTTCAACGAATTGAAAAAGTACCAGCGTATTACCTTTAGAAGTTACTGCCAAGTTACGTATAAATTTGTTACGTTTCTCATTAGAAACTAACCAATCTATCTCTTCTTGGTACGTTTTATTTTTGCGTTCCTTACGAATGTCCTCAGAATATTTAAGAATAATACACATTATATTTAGGTTAGACAATCTTCCTGAGTCCATTAACGCTTTGGTAGTAGTAACTTTATGCACTTTGCCAAAAACACCCTCAAGAACTAGCCGATGAATTTTCTTATCATCTAATGTACCAGTCGTACCAATACGATGAGATATAGTATCCATCTTTTCCATAACACCAGTTAAAGATTTCGCTTTAAAGTTGTGCGCTTCATCTCCAAACATAACATTAAATTGTTTAAACCAAGCACGTGGCTGGAGATAGATTGATTGCCATGTAGTAATCAATACGTCCTTGCTAAACTCTTTGGGGAATCCACTGTATAGTTTTTGACAATGAGAACTAACTTGCCATTGATTAACTGAAGAATAATCTTCAAAATCAGAGTACATCTGTTCAACCAAGGAAGTAGTTGGAACTATTAAGATGCATTTGCGACCTTGATCTAAATGCCATCGCATAATGCTGTATATAATAAATGATTTACCTGATGCAGTAGGAGATAATAAAAGAGTTCTTTGTTTATCTAAAGCAGTGGTTATTGCTTCAATTTGATAATCACGTATCTCAATTTTTTCGGGTAGATCTAAAGATCTAACATATTGTTCTATTTTTTCTGTAGTGTATCCGTGTGTTAACTTTAAATCTGATTTCCAAGTTAACGAATAATTATTTCGTTCGCAGAATTGTTCGACATATTCTATTAAGCCAATGTAAAGAGTTTTTCTAATTTGATCATATAAACGAACTTTACCATCCCAAAGTCTAGCACGATACTGCGGTGTGAACCTAGCACCTGGATATTCATAAGTGAAGAAATCAGATAATTCTTGTTCTATGCTCGCATCAGAAAATATACGAACATATACTTCATCTAATTTTTCTATTGTCAGTATCGCCATTACATCCCTACTAAAAACTTCTTCCACTCAACTGCAGTTTTGATTTGCCAGTCTCTGGCTTTAATTTGTTGTAGGATAGATTCAAGTAGATAAATCATAGTTTCTAGATAATCTATTTTAACTTTAATTGTAACTAATTCTTTATCGCCTGATAGGAATTCATCCATCTCATTCTTTAATGGTTTAACACCTTGCCATTGTTCCCAACCAAGATTTGATAGTTCATCACGAGATAGTTCACCACGATACAAACGAAATTTATTTTTTCGTAATAGTAGATAATCTGATTGGAGTTTTGTATGTTTGAGTTTTATCTGCACTAAGATTTTAACATACTTAGCGTGTAGTTTTGGAGTTGCCGTGGAATTTTCGCCAAGATACTTATCATCAATCTCGCAATCAGTGTCCCACATTTCTTGCAATTGTTCAATATTCATAATAACCTCAAGTTTTAGATTACTATAATTATACAGTAATCTTACAAAAAAGACAAGTTTGACTTAGTAGAATTTATAGTATCCATACCTAAATGTTGCATTACCAACTAGGTATTGGACGTCTTGATTAGTTCCTGCAAATTGCAATGATTCTATACCAATTGGAAATAAATCATGAAACACTATTGTTCTTGCAGTTTGATTGTTTGAATTTAGTATTTGTAAAGTAGCATCAGAATAGTTTCTTGCCAATTCTGAGTAATTAGTATTATCACCATTAATAAATGTTGTATACTGATCGTATGTTTCTGGGAATCCTAATGCAACAATCCAATTATATATCCCAACATAATTTAACATCTGCTCGTCTACTAAAAAATTAACAGTTAGTTGATCGTATGTTAATGTTTCACCAGGAATTGGTGCTACATTAAATGGGTTACCAAATTCTGGTGCGCCTAAAGTTATACCAGGAAGTTGTATTGTTTGACAGAAAAATGTTAAATCAGGTAATTTACTGATGTTAAACATAAACCCATTAGGAGATAATGGATTAACATTTGATGGGAATGGGCAAGTAGTAGTCATATTATTATTTAGGAAATAAAAAAGGGGAACCGAAGCTCCCCTTTAAAGTACCTATCTTACGTAGGTTTCTAACTATTACATCAAGTTAGTAACTTTAACTCTACGATAGTAGTAATTTGCGTTAGCAGTTAGGTTGTCCTGACCAGCTGCGCCATCGTCAAGATTAACGAATGGATTAGCAACTAGACCGTAACGTGTCTTGAAACCAATCTTTGGCTGGAAGCTGTTTGGATCAACTGCACGAACCATTTGTAGAGGAACGTATGGGCAGTAGAATAAGCCAGCGTCAAAAGCAGATGCGCCTTTGTAACCAACAACGAAGAACTGAGTAGCAGATACGTTTGCAGTATATGGATCAACATAAACTTTGTACTTACCGTTTAGAACACCTGCAAAAGTAGTAGAAGTGTCATCAACAGTTAAGTCATTCTTACCAGTTAAACCAGAAGAGTAATCTAGAACACCAGCCATCGCTAAAGCAGAAGCAACGTCTGCAGAAGTGATGATGATGTTACCACGACCACGACGTGTTTGCTGACCGATCGCATTGGCTTCACGTTCGATTTGGAACATTAAACCTTTAAATTTCTCAACAGACCAACGACCATTAGAATCAACGTCTAGGTCGAAAGTACCAGCTGTAGCAGTACCAACAGCAGCACCAGCTTTAGCAGTTTTGTAAATTGTGCGAATAACTTCACGATTGATTTCAGCAAGAATTTCTGTAGAAAGAATGTTGCTTAGTTCGCCTTCAGCGTCAAGACCATGAACAGATTTCATGTCTTGTGCTAATTCAACTGAGTACTCAGCTTTTAGAGCACGTGTCTTAGCAGTAACGCTGGTTTTCTCGATTGAGAAAGCCATTGCACCGAAAGAACCATCACCCTGACCACCTTGGCCAAGACGCTCGCCATCAGCAGTTGCTAGACCAGAACCAGTAGTTTCAGAACCACTGAAATCATAAGCACCACTATGTGTACCTGTACCAGCGAAATCTGTATCGGCTTCGTTGAAAAGAGCTTCGTCACCACCTTGAGTGCTATAACGGCTCTTCATTGCGAAGATTAAACCTGTTGGCTGAGTCATTGGCTGAACACCGCAAACGTCGTAAGCGATCATTTGTGGCATTGCACGACGGACTAAGCTAATAAGAACTGGGTCAAACTTAGCGAAACCACCAGTGTCACCATATGAACCAACTGCGTTAGCTGGAGCAGCTTCAAACAACGCTTCACGTTGCTTAGCCATTTCACGCTCTTGGTTCTCTAATAGAACAGCAGTAACTTCTTTACGATAATTGTCACGAATTGCAGGTGCACCTTCGTGATTTAACACTGGTGCCCATTTTTCGATTAATTGTTGACGTGTTGTCATGTTATTTCCTTTGCTTTAATTAAATTTTGTTGAGTGCAGATAGATAAGCAGACATTGTTGGATCAAGTTTAACTTGTTTTTCCTCAGTCAATGCTTCTACAGGAGCATCAGTAACTACAGATTTAACTTCTGTAGGTTTATTTGTGAAATAATTCTCACGAATAGTCTTAACCTTATTCTCAAAAGTTTCAGCATCTTCATAAGAAAGTTCTTCAACTAATCCCATAAACTTTTCAGTTTCTGTATCAGTCAATCCCTCACTTACTGTCTTAACGATTTCTGCTTTCTTTTGTTCAGCAATATTTTTGCTTAACTCGATATTAGCAGCAACTTGCTCATTAAGTTTTGCTTCTAGTTCTTCTAATCTAAGTTCCATTTCGCCAAGCGCATCAAACTGTTCTTCTGGAACATCGATGTAATGCTCTTCAAATAGATTTTTTAGACCAGCGACAAATCCTTCAAGAATGTCGGATTTAATACCACGCTCAAGGGCTATTTCATTCTGTGCCATCCACTGCTCAGCTACGTAGCCGAGATATCCATCAACTTGTTCAACAAGACCCTCTGTATTCTTTGCAACTTGCTCAGCAAGTTTGCTTTCGAATTCTTCTTCAATACGAGCAACTTCTGCTTTTACACGAGCCATAACCGCTGCTTCGTAAATAGTAGTTGCTTTTGTTTTAAATTCTTCTGTTAATTCTTCGCCATTAAATAATGCATCCATGTCTTCTTTAACAGTATTACCTTGACGAACAGGAGACTGGTCACCATTGTGAGGATTCATAGATCCTGTTGGTGCATTCTCTGCTTCTTTTTCTTGGTCTACGTTATTACGTGCATTATCTGGATTAGGGGTTTCGCCACCATTAGGAACAGCGTTACCTTTGCGGACTACTGCTTTATCAGCAGCGACAGCACCATGAGTACCTGGATCGTTACCACCTTCTGATCCATGGACTTTGAATTCATCTAATTTAGATTCAGCCAAAATCTCTGCAATTTTTTGTTCGATTGACATCGTTTTCTCCTGTAACTGGATAGTTCTATTGAATTATTTATAATTTATCTGATTTTACTCAGAAACTTTTGGAAAGCCAGAATCTTCGCTTCCTCTAAATTACGAGAAGAAGTTTTCTTAATAGTTGTTCTAACTTCCTCGATATGTTTTTCCACAAACTTTCCATCAACAAAAACCCAATCTTTACTCTCCATAATACCACGCACAAATGCGTCTGGAGCAGATGGGTCTGCAACGATATCTGCTGCTGTTGACAGCATAAAATCGTCCTGAACAATTTGGACACCATCAGATTCTTTTAGTGTACCAAGTGCTCTACTAGAAACACCAAGATTAGCACCACCATCTAATAAACCACGTGCAATGTTACCCATAGGTGTTTCAAGAATTTTTGCTTTGCCTACATAGTTAGTACCTTCTTTACGAAGAGAAACTATTAAATGAGATACACGATCTAAATTAATAGATGGAGTGTCTGGATGACCTAACTCACCGTAAGCACGATTACTATCTACTTGTTCTTTCATGTAACGTGCAACTTCTTTATCCATAACTGATTCTGGATACATACGTCCGTTACGATTTTTTAATTCTGATTGAAGAAAGATTCCTTCAATAAAATATTCTTTACCCTTACCTAATTTGCTTTCAACTACAAATTGAGTAGATTCTACAACTTCTCTGATTAGTTTCATTATGCCCCTACCTGCGATTCGTTATCGTAAGCACCATAAGTAGCAGGTTCAACTTTAGTTGCCCATCCAGCTACTTTGCGTAACACTAAAAACCCTGTAACATCTTTTGCAGCACCATTGGTGACAACTATGTCACTAGTGTTATCGTTAGTGATCGGAATACCCCAGGCATTTGCTTCCATATATGGAGCATTTTCTGGAGCAGCTGCAATAACAATTTTGCTATTGCGATTAATTGTAACTTTAGAACCAAGTTCACCAGAAATACTCCACTTTACAATATTAACTGCTGGAGTGTCAGCATTTCTTGCCTGTGAAGATGCAGCTAAATTGGCAATAGTGATAGTACCAGACTCTGCTGCCGAAGAAGTAAAATGAATTACTGTTTCTTGGTTAGTATTCTTGACAGTAGTAAATGTCATTGGCATGTTTTATCTTCCTATTTTTTCTAATACATACATAAAATTTTCTTTAGATTCACGCATGTATTCAACAACTTCTTTATGATTTTGTAATAGATTATTTAGCTGCTCTTGAGTTCTTATATCTATAGCGACAGTGCTATTATCTTTAAGAACATAATGTAATTTATTTTCTACTAAACGATCTAATTTATTTAAAGAACGAATACGATGAACTACTGGATCTATACTAAAAATGGTAGAAGAAGCCAACTCGATATATGATTCTACCAATGTATCTGTAATTTTAACTTTATGATATTCTTTTATAATACTAGCAACTAGTGTATCGGACATTTCTTCGTATAATTCTTTAGTTGCTTGTTCTTTTAATTTATTAGTTATATGATTAACTTTAATATTATTTCTGGCTTCTTCTAAACTTTCATATTGAGTTTCAACTCCATCTACTAAAATTTTGTTATGTTTAATTTCAATAAGATGACCAAAAGATCTAATGCATTCATCTGCATCAGATCCTTTAATAATTTTAGTGTAATGTTTATAATCTAACATTAAATATTATCTACCAACGATAGCCTTTTGTGCACCACCACGTCCAACATTGTAAGCACCACCAATCGCTGCTGGAGTTTGACGAATTGCACCGACAGTTTTAGCAACTCCGCCTACAGCTTTACCTGCTAAACCAGCTGTACCTTTAACAACATCACCTGCAGCATCGGCTACTTTATTAACTACGCCAAATGCTTTGTTAATAATACCTTCTTCAAGTTCAACTTCGATTTCTTGATAGTTTGCTTTTTCTTCTTCAGATAAAGCATTGTATTCTTCTTCAGAAATATATGCGATTTCTTCAGCTACTGGCTCTGGTTGAGCAAACATATTTTTTGCAATATCGCCACGCAGTTGTTCTATTTTAGTAGATAATTTTTCAGCCATAGCATCAGAAAATGATTGCTCAGTTGCTAGAGCATCACCTGACTTAATAGCATTAATTAAATTTTGTACTGTTTCATTCATATGAATCTCCTGTTAATTTGGCCAAGTACCAGTTTTTAATTTAGTGACTTTACCTGTATCTCTTTGGTTATTATCACTAGGTTTTTTTGAATCTTGCTGATTATCGACTTCACTACTATCTTGATTTGCCTGAGCATCATTTCCTTGTTGAGCTGCTTGTTGTTCTGCTGCCTGTTGCTCTGGTGTAGGTAATGCATTCTGAGTCGCAAAATTTTGAGAGGCAGTTTGCACAGCACCTTGAATCATTCCATCTTGTTCTGCTTGTGATAATCTTAATTCTTTTTCTTGTTCAATTTGAGAATCTATTTCTTTAATTTGTGCATCATCTAATTGAAGAACATTTTTACGAGCCCATTCCATTGAGTAATATTTACCAATGTATGGATCCAACAATTGTAACAATCCCATTCTTTGTTGTAAAATTTCAGAATCTTTTAGTTCGCTATAATGATTGTCTTCAATATAATCATATTTTATCGCTTCAACTATATCATCCCATTCATCGGGTTTAATAATATTTTTAGCAATCAATTGTATTCTTAAAGAATTTGAAAACAACATAGAAAATTTTCTACGAAGTCTTACAATAAATTTATTAAATTTAACCTCGTCACGAGAAATTTCTGTAGAACGTCCAATACTAAATCCCTGTTGCTGTTGCAAACGAGAAATAGGCACATTTAATGCATGATACAGTTTCTGTTGGAAATATTCTATGTCTTGAATTTCACCTAAATTCTGACCACCTGGAAGTGTAGTAATTTCAGTTCCTTTACCACCTTCACGACGTGGCATCCAGAAGTCTTCCATCATTGACAGGTGACGACGATCGTCACGTGTCTCACCAGTAGTTGCATCATAAACAATTTTATTACGAAACTTGTTCATGATATCAGAGACATACTGCTCTGCTTTTAACTTTGGTAAGTTACCAACATCAACGTAAAAGATTCTTCTTTCAGGTGCACGGCTAATACGATAGATGACTAATGAATCTTCAATCATCTTTAATTGATTTACTGGTTTAATAGCCTTATGTAAATAAGACATTGCCATACCAGTATTTGAGTCTACGTAACCAGAAGGCACATAAACTACAGAATCTAATGCAAGTTTAACACCATGTGTTGTTTGCTCTGTAATACCTTTATCATTATACAAATAATATTCTTCAATTTCTTTAACAACTTCTACACCTTGTGGTGTTCTTTCTTTTTTAATATTTTTAATACGACGTATTTTTCTAGGGTCGATATATCTTAGTTCTACAATACCCTGTTTGACATTATTTTCGTCTATTAAAATTTGATAATATAATCTTCCGTCAATATACCAAGAACGAAAAATCTCATGCGCTCTATTATTAAATTTAAGAATTTTTAATATAGTTTGAAACTCTTCTCTAATTTTAGTTTTTATAGAAGAAGAAACTTTAACATCATCTAATACAATTTCAACGGATTGTCGTTTCTCATCTGCTACAATAGCTTCATTAATAATATCTTCAATAGCACCATCACAATCACTATACTGAGAAACTTCACGATAGCGACGAATTAAATCATTTTCATTTTTAATAATTCCTTCAAGATCCATGACCATACCATAATAACCACCAGCATTTACACCAGTGTTTACTACAGTAGCCCCAGTTTCTTGAGAACTTGGAGGAACTACGCTAGGAAGCGCAGTGTCCTCTTTTTTACGAGTTATCTCGAATCCAAAAATTTGCATTATGTAAAACCTTCAGAAAATTATATTATAATGGGAAAGAGCCAACTGGTGTGTCGATAGAAACATTGACACCGAATCCAGCAGCTGCCCCAGTGTTCGAAGTAAAGAAGTTGTATTGGAACTCTACATCAAACTGTTCGATAGCATTTTGTTGTTCGTAATCTAATCCTACAGCAGAAATTGCAGTTGGGAATGCATCCACAAATTTATATGATTTAATAGTAGCACCATTACGATCTAATTGATGTACTTGTAAGTCTACTTGATAGTCAGTAGGATTGACACGACCATTAGTAGTATTATAGTTTTGAATACCAGATTGCCACTGTTCTAATGCATTACGAATACCGAATGTAGTATCGTTGTAAATTGTTACAGTCCATGGCTGGAATGTACGCTCGCCTGCAAAATTTACTGGACGACCACGATATAACACAGGTAATGTTTCGATAGTAGAAGCAGGTAATTGTGCAGCTTTACATAAGAACTGTGCACGTTGTCCAGCCACTATACCTAATGTGACATAAGACGGGAATGTTAATTCAACACGGAATTGATTAGGGCGTGCACCGCCACCAATCATCTGTGCCTTAAAATCAGCAATATTTGCCATTTAAATCTCCTTTGTTCTTTCTTATTTATCCGTTATTATGCACCGACTTCTGTAAAGTTAATAGAAGAACGAGCAGCAACAAAGTTAAGAGTGATAAAGTTGATAGAACGATTTGGTTTAACGAAGATGTCAGCGACAAACTCGTTACGATCAATCACTTCACCAGTGTTGTTGGACTCATCGCACTTAACAACGAAATCAGTAATACCACGACGACCTTGTACATCACGGAGGAATGGCTCTACTAAATTGCGGAACTGTGCACGAGTAAATGTATCGTTAAATTCGAACAATTGAAATTTAGCAGCAGTTGCAATCGCTTTTTCCATAACAATGAATAGACGACGCACGTTGATACGATCAAAAGCAGATGGCTTTGCTAACATAGTTTTATCGCCAAAGAGAACAGTGCCTTCTCCTGGGAAAGAAACAACTGGGTTAATACCTGCTTTATACAATGTATCACGTTGTGTTTTGTTAGGATTAACAGCTAAACGAACAGTGCCTTTAATCTGTCCACGATTTAAACCACCAGGAGAGAACCATGGATCATTTGTATAATCTGTACGTGCACATAAACCTGCAATATCAGCATTTAATGCAACATAACGATACTTGTCGTTATAGCGATCGTACTGATATTTGTAGCCAGAATCCATAACACCGTAAGAAGTGCTCTTTCCTACTGCTGTCTTGTATGCTATAATTTTATTAATTTCTGTAGAAGTTGAACCAACAATAGCATCACCACTACTTACATCTTCTGGAGAAATAAATCCTACGCAGTCTAAACGTGACTCGCAAATATTGCTTAGAATATAATTTGCTACAGTAGCTGATGCTTTGCCAGCTAAAACTAAACTAATATCATATAATTCAGCGTTTGAGAATAATTCAAATGCCGTTTGTTTTTCACCATCAGTTAAAGCGTAGTCATCTGTACCACCAGATAGACTTCTAGTAACTGCAGCAACTAATGTTTTAAATGCAGTAGCAGCTGCTGGTTGACCCCATGGTGTACCAGCATTTAAATTGGTTGGGTGATCCATCCACCAGATCCACTCAGAAGAAGTATTAATTACATTTTTGTAATAGTTATTAGTTCCATCTGGTTTTTTAGCATCAGTTGCTTTAGAAGCAAATGCAAATTTTTCTAGAATAGCATTTTGTGTTCCAGAAATAATACCATCTTCATCAATAACAATAATGTGAACTTCATCATTAGAGCCACCAACACTAGCTGCATAAACAGAAGTTCCTGGTGCACCATCAAATTCGTCTTTATAAGTCCACGTTGCATATGTTGCGCTATCTGCCATAGAAACTTTTAAAGAGTTACCTAAAGTTCCTGGATATTTTGCAGCAAACTCACCAACAATAGCAGAGCCATTTGAGTATGTATTTAAATATGTTTCACCATTATTAATTTTTAAACCGATAGTAGTAGTTACTGTCGATGTTGCAGCAGCATTAGTACCAGATGGAGGCGCAGCAATTGTTATAGTTGGCGCTACAGAATAACCAGTACCAGCGTTAGTAATATTAATTGCAGTAACTGTCGAGGCAGAAAGAGTAACAGTTGTAATAGTAGCACCAGTTCCATCACCTGTGATAGTAACAGTTGGAGTTGTTTTGTAACCAGAACCAGCATTAGTAACTGTTATACTAGTGATTGCACCACCTGCAATAGTAGCAGTAGCAGTAGCTTGAACTCCACCAGCAGCTGGAGCAGAAATTGCAACAGTAGCAGTAGTATAACCAGACATAGTTCCGCCAATAACAATAGAACTAATTCCACCACCAGAAATTACAGAAGTAGCAGTAGCTTGAACTCCGCCATCTAAATCAGGAGCAGAAATAGTAACAGCAGGAGCAGCAGCAGTAGAAATATATCCGCTGCCAGCAGCAGTAATATTAATCGCAGCAATACCACCTGTAGCTGCGGCAACCGCATTCAAGTGTCCAGCGTCTGCACGAACTAGTAAAAGATTATTTGTATATGATAGGAAGTTCGCTGCTGTAAAAAAAGAATTAAAATTGGAATCGTTTGGTTTTCCAAAACGACGAACCAACTCGTTTTCAGAAGCAACAGTAGTTGGCTCTAAAACTGGACCCCATTGAAAAGCGCCAGCAAAAGCACCAATTGAACTTGATACAGCTGGAACGATAGAGGTGAAATCTTTTTCTACGACTGCAACGCCTGGAGATAATTGAAACGGCATTGTAATTCTCCTTGTTTAATAAGTTTAACTTTAGACAAAACTAATGTCTACTGTTTATTTAGTTTTTATACAATTTCTCAAAAGTTTAATGGGGGTTTTTCTGGTTTTCCATCTTCAAAAAACCCAAACGGGGTTAATTCTTCTTCGATCGCTTGCATTTGTTTTTTGTACATCGACTCTCTTAAATTAACATTATTTAAATCTTTAAAATAAGAATTTGAAGTTAACCACCCAAATAAAACTAGAGGCATAACTAAGTCATCGTGATATCCTTCATCGGCTTCATACGATCCTTTTTTCTCAATAAAAGTTGATATTTCAGAGATTGTATCAGCGTCGTTTATAATTAGTTTATTTTCCTCAACTAGTGCCTTAAAATTATGGCACCCAATTCTTTTAATTTTTTTATCTGTATTTACACCTAACTGAGTTTTACCACCACCGAATCCACCAGAGACTGTTTGTCCCATGTTCATTCTTGTAACCATCAATATATTCTCATATTCTAACTCAGAATATAAAATATGAGCGACCTGTTCAGAGACATTTATCTCTAAAAGAACCCAAGCATTATTATAATCTTTTCCAACTTTATAGATAACATTTGGGTATAGCAAAGGACTTATTTCATTATTTCTGTACTTCGCTACAATTCTATAAGGAACTTCAGTAATATCGACTACTTGAAAAGCAGAATAGTCGCCTCCTACTCCTTTGGCTATATCTGCAACCAGACAATATGTATGACCAGATTGCGGTTGAACATATACGTCTAAACCATCTTTTTGATATACAATAACATCTGGGCTCATTTTTGATATACAATCAGCTCTAACCAATGTTAAAGACGAACCTAAAAAATTACATAAAACTTCCTGTGTAAATTTTAGCTCACCTAAGGCTGCCTTTTGCTCAGCTGCCCATTCTTCAGTACGCCCAGGAATTTCCCAATATGGAATGAATAGTGGAACAAATCCATTTCTTCCTTTTTCAGCGTCTGTCCAAAACTTCCAAAAATGATTATATCCTAGTGGCGTAGATGAAAGTAGAATTTTTGTAGTTTGTCCAGCAGAAATTGTAGGATAGACTGATGTGAAAAATTCTTCTGCCACATTATTTGGAATAATTGCAGCCTCATCGACATACAATAAGTTTACCGATTTACCACGAATACCTGATTTTCCTGTGGCTGCAGTAAAAACTTTAGAACCATTTTCTAATTCTATATCACCTTTATTCCAAGTTAAAACTCCCTGTTGCATCCACTTGGGTAACATCTCATACATAATCTGATAACGATCTAAAACTTCTCGAGCAGCGTCTTTTTTGTTCGCTAGAATCGCTACATTTTTATTAGGTTGGAATACCGTATACCAAAGAATATAAGCTGCAGAAGTTGTAGTTTTACCCTGCTGTCGCCCTTCCATTAGAATAACACGACGATTATTATGAATAACATCTATCTTCTTTTTTTGGCAATCATATAATTTAAATAATTGCAATCCGTGATCTAATGTAACAATATAACAATAGTTCTCAATAAAATATGTTGGGTCTTGAGAACATTTTAAATATTCTTTAATGTCATCGGGTGTAAACTCAACACTAACCCCAGCTGCTTTTAAGTTGGAGTTTGAATTATAAATTTCTGCCATATTTAAAAATTATCTTCCCATGACTCACTAGTAACAGTAGCGTTGGTTACATCTCCCTCTGCTGTAAAAATTCTATTTGGACTACTAAAATCTTCATTTTGACCGACGTTAGCGTTAACTGTATCGATAACATTACGATTAGAAATTGGACCAAATAAATTAGTTTTCATTTGAAAATTTAATGTGTGAGTAACAAATCTTCGAGTTTGAAAATCTCCATCATATTCATCCATTACTGATACACTATTTAACACAACAGGCACATCTACTTTTAGATTCATGTCTGGAATTACATTAACAGTTAAAGTGTACTCTGGAGTAAATGTAGGTAAAATTTGTTCAATAATTTGAAGACCATCTTCTTGTGTTTTAGTTAAAACGTAAAGAGATAAATCTATATTATAAGGAACAGGGCTATAAACAGTAGAAACTGCACCTGCTCCCTCACCACATTTAATTTGTTGCATACGATTTAATTTACGAGAATTATCATATGTATAAGCAATTATCTCAAATGACATTCTAGGCAAAGAAACATAAGTATGATTTTCTAAATTAGGATCTTGATCTAAGCGAACTAACCATTTTTCTTTTGGAGCATATGCCAAAGGAACTTGCAATCTTTGTGCAGTAGTTCCCGAGACTGAATCGCCTTCTTTTCTATCAATATAGATATCACTAAACAATCTCCCAAACGCAACTATAGATTTGCGAATTATTCCGTGATAGAAAACATTATTATTGAGCATTACTTAATCTCACCAAAAGGATTAGTTTCACTAAACAGTATATCAACTGCTTCTGATTTAAATTTATTATTGTCAGCAAAAGATTCTACTTTATCTACATTTGCTTCGATAGTCGCAGTAGCTGTTGCTGTAACACCCCCAGCTGGAGGATTTGAAAATGTTAAAGAAGGCGCAGAAGTATATCCCGTGCCTGGATTGGTTATGTCAACACGTATAACTTTACCAGCATTTGTACCTGTACCTAAAACTGCAGTAGCTGCTGCTCCAGTGCCATTAGCAGAAATAAAAGTTATTGTTGGAGCAGTTGTATAACCAGAACCTCGATTTGTGACTGCAATAGATACAACTTCACCATATTTGGATCTTGTCGTATTTGTAGTGAATGATTTTAATGTTTCAAATTCATCTATCGAAGAAATACCAGTATCAATGCGTTCAGAGCTATATTGGAACAGCTCAACTTGCAATTTGTAAACATAAAGTTTACCTAGTTGATAAAATGGATCTTGGTGTTGAACAAATTTAATTTCAAACAAACCTTTTGATAGAGGGAAATAGATTAGATCTCCCTCATTCGGTCTAGTAGGGATAATTGTTTGCCCATAACGACCAATTAACTGCTCCCATCTTCTTCTTGCCACAACTAAAGTGGCAGATTGTTCCATCATTAAACCAAATTTTTGAATAAATGCGCCTTGGCCAGAAAATGAATCTACATCTTCAAAGTACATTTCAATAGGAAAAGAAGATTTAAATTGACTTAATCGATCTTCTCCTAAAATTTCGTCTTTTGAAACTAATGTTCTTGGGATATAGAAAAACTCTTGACCATAAATCTTTAATGATTCTATGATTATATCTTCAATCAGGTACTGTTCGTTTTTAGTTCCCTGTGTAAAATAAACATTGGTAGGCATTATTATCCTAAGAAAAAATCAAGTGGCGCAGATTTATTTTGAAGTTCGTCTTCTAATTCTTTAATTTCTGTAGTAGATTCCTGATATAATTTATCCCCATCTAATGTAACCCCACCTGGAAGTTGTAATCCACTGAACTTTTTAAGATTTGTAGCCCATTGTTTTTTAAATAAAGCAGTAACATAATGTTTTAACCATGGCTCATTCCAAACTTTAGTCCATGTTGTTGGATCCATCGCACGATAACTTTGGATAATAATGTAATCACCAAGAATAAAATCAGTAGCCCAATTGGCGTCAAGATATAATCTATTTGATAAACGATTAAATCTAAATGATTGATGACCATTTAATTCTAAATCTAAAAGAGCTAAGTGCCCCATTACGGTTTTGTAATAAATTAATGAAGTGGATGTTAGATCGTATAGGTCATTTAAACGTAATTGATATTGTAAATCAAAAATATTTTTAGATGACGATGCTTGCCCTATACTTAATATTTTAGTAACACCCCATACATAATCTGGTATCTCAATATATTTGTTATCATATTCTCTTAATGTTATTGATACTGTAGTAGCTGTTTGGTTTGAAGAAGATGACGTAATAGCCTCTCCAGCAGTAAATGTTCCAGTTATATCTTTTACTAATAATAATGTTCCAGAAGAAACACGTGTAGACTCTCTAACTACTTTTGCTGTAGCACCAGATGTTACACCAGTAATAGTTTCAGCTAGTTGATAATTACCAGCAACAGAAGTAGTTAAAACGATTTCAGAAGCACGAATAGGATGCTTCATATAAATTTGTTCAATACCCTCATAATGATAAAGACGCCAGTAATCTAGAGCTTCATCAATACGATCCTCTAATTGATCATCATCTACGTTAATTTCAAGTACAGGAGCACCTAACGCTCTTAAACAATATTCTTTTAAAGTAGATCTAGAATTAACAGCCATTAGAATTCATCTCCAAGAGCAAGACCAAGAGCAAGAACATCAGCACCACTAGGTGTATTACCATAAACTAGCCAAGAAGTTCCGTTGTAAATAATATCTACTTTGATTCCTGTATAATTTAATGCTACGTTAGATGCAGCATTATTAATTAAATTACCATTTCTACCTAAAATTAATGGATTAGATTGAAAATCTGCACCATCTACTACAGTAATCTGAGCACCAATAGATGGCGATGGTGGTAATGTTAATGTCCAACTACCACCTGACGTATTAGCAATAATAGATTCACCTACGTTTGCTGACCAGTTTGCAGATTTGTTTAGCCATCCACCCGCTCCAGCTGTAAATGTTAAAGTTTTAGTAGAATTATCTGTTTGAATAGACATACCAGAACCAGCCACAAATGTTAACGATTCTGTATTAGATGCAGCTGCTATAGTAGTTTGACCAGCCACAACGATATTTTTAAATATAAACTGACTAGAACCTTTATCAGTATTTTCTATTGTGATAGCAGTAGATCCATTATAAGAAGTTCCAGATAATCCAGTGCTAATTGTTAACGCAGGAAGATTATTACCTAGTGTAACTCCTGATATTGTATTGGCAGCAAGTTTAGAAACAGCAATTGCAGCTGATGCATTAATATCAGCATTTACAATTGTTCCATCTGCAATCATAGCAGATGTAACTGTTCCAGTATCACTAGAGCCTACTAACGTACCAGTAGCTGGAACAGTTACAGAGGAGCCACCAGCAGGGGCAGTAATTGTTAAATTACCAGTGTTAAGAGTTATAGTTCTACCGCCATTATTAACACCAGTACCACCATAAGTTGAATCGACAACTGTTCCTTGCCAAGTACCAGTAGCTATTGTACCTACAGAAGTTAAAGAAGAACTAACTACGCCAGATCCAAGAGTAGTTGCATTTAGAACAGAATTACCAGCAATATAATATGCTTTGCCAGTTAATAAATTTAAATGTTCAGAAGATGTCCAGGCATCAGTTAAGTCTACCCAGTTAAATGTTTTATCAGTAGTGCCTTTTAGTGTGATACCACCGCCATCAGCACTAACATCTGTTGGCGAAGCTGTAGAACCTAATTCAATGTTTTTATCATCTACAGATAAAGTAGTAGAATTTAAAGTAGTTGTAGTTCCATTAACTGTTAAATCTCCAGTAACAACTAAATCTTTATTAACAGTTACTGTTCCGCCATCATTATCACCAAGATTAATATTAGTTGTAGAACCTGCTGCTCCACCAGTACCAATATTAATAGTTTTAGTATTACCAGAAGCAACCGCTCCAGTAGAAATATTTGTAGTAGATGACGAAGTGCTAGCATAACCTATTGTTATCGTAGTAGGAGTAGCAAACGCAGCAAAAGTCGCATCATTAGAATCTACACTTGTTCCAATAATTGGTGTAGTTAAAGTTTTATTTGTAAAAGTTTCAGTGCCAGCTAGAGTAGCTAGTGTGCCAGTAGCAGTAGGTAGGGTTAATGTAGCACCATTATTATAAATGCCACTGCCTGTTAAGTCCATGTTATCAGCGACTGCAAGCTCCCTTACAGTTTCTGAAACTGCGTCAACAATTAAAGGAAAACGATTTGCCATTAAACTAGTACCCCTATATTTTGTGTTCTACCATAGACTGTTAATTGTCCACTAGAAATAACAATTGGAGTAGCACTACTTGGAGCCACATCACCTCTCTTATATACTAAGAATTTAGATGACGAGGCAGTACTCTCAATAGTAATTGTGTTAGCATCAGTCCTTGTAATATTTATGTTAGATCCAGCAGCAAGTTTTACATCATCAGTACTTGCGTTAGAATCAGTTAAACGAATATTCGCACCACCAGCTACGGTTTCTGCTGATATGCTATATGTTGTATTTGAAACAGATTCACTTGCAGTACTATAAGATTGAACATGACCATATGTATCAAATGTTAATCCTGTAACATATGTTCTACTGCTTGCAGTTAAATTACTAACAGAAGAAGTATCTGCGTGGGCTACTGTAAAAGATGTTCCCTCACCAGCTGCACCAGTTACAGTTATTCCATTACCTTGAATAACTTCTGAAGCATAATTTCCTGTAGTATCAACACCGAGAGCAACAGAGTTTGCTGCAATTGTAGCTGTTAATGTTCCACCAGCTAGATTAGTTAAAGTTAATGATCCAGTTAAATCTCCACCTAATGTAATAGTTGGAGAAATTCCAGTTATAGTTGGAGAAACTAAAGTTTTATTTGTTAAACTTTGTGTGCCACTGGTAGTAACAATTGGAACTAGATTATGAGTTAATGTTCCAGAAATAATATTGTAATCACCATTACCTTGAGTTCCATTACCACCACTAGCATTAATTCTTACATCAAATGCTACAGGTGTCGAACCTGTGTTATAATTAATAGTGGCAGTAGAACCTGTTGCAGAATAAGTTGTTGTTCCGCTTAATGTAACTGCAGATAAAGTTTTATTTGTAAGAGTAGCAGTACCAGTTTCTGTTACTAATGTATGACCGCCTCCACCAACTGGTAAAAGTGTAGTATTAGTGCTATGAGTAAACGCTATGCCAGACGCATGCGTTTGCATAGAAGTCTGATTTAAAAATAAACTTGAACCAGAAAGATATAAATCTTTAAATTTGTATGTAGAAGAACCTAGATCATAAGTTGCATCAGCACTTGGAATTAAACTGCCAGATATTGTAGCTCCAGCAATTGTCTTATTTGTTAATGTTTGTGTATCTGAAGAACCAACAACATCACCAGTGGGTAAAGATTTGCCTAAAACTTGTGTCGCAGAAAGAACTGTTGTTCCATTTATTTTATAAGTTTTACCTGATGCTAAATCAAAATTTTCTGACGATGTCCAAGAACTTGATGCTTGAACCCAATTAAATGTTTTATCAGTAGTACCTTTTAAGGTAATACCACCGCCATCAGCTGTATTATCTGTAGGAGTTCCAGTAGAACCTAGTTCTAAATTTTTATCATCAACGGTAACTGTTGTAGAATTTACAGTTGTTGTAGTTCCATTAACAATTAAATTTCCACCAACAGTTAAATTTCCTGTCGTAGTAAGAGCAGCAAATGTAGGTGAATCGTTTGATCCAATTCCAAGATCTGGTGTATAACTTGTTCCAGCAGAAGTGCTAACAGTTAGAACACCAGTTGCAGAGTCAAAAGAAACTCCAGAAACTCCAGCAACTGCAGTAGTGCTCGCAGCTGTAATTCTACCCTGTGCGTCTACAGTAATAACTGGAACTGCAGAAGAAGTACCATATTGCCCTGGAGTTACTGCAGTATTATCTAAATTAACAGTTACTGTATCTGTAGTAACAGAAGTAGATAAACCAGTACCACCAGAAATAGTAAATGTATCAGTTGCTAACGCTACGCTAGTATTAGAGCCAGAATCTCCAGCTACTGTTAATGTTGTTGAAATTGATGCTGTACCAGCTGCAGTTAAACGTCCTTGCGCATCAACAGTAAATGTTGGTATTGCTGTTGCTGATCCATAAGATCCAGCAGTTACTGTAGTATTATCAAGATTTAATGTTACAGTATTATTTGTTACAGCAGAAGATAAACCAGTACCACCAGAAACAGTTAATGTATCTGTTAGCATGCTAACAGAATCAGTTCCAGTATCACCAGCAATGTTTAAACTAGAGGCTACAGATGCAATAGTAGCTGCAGTTATTTGACCTTGTGCATTAATTGTTAGTACAGGAATCTCAGTAGCAGATCCATAAGAAGCAGCAGTTACTCCTGTATTTGATAAAGCAATTGTTACTGCGCCTCCACCATTATATGATGTTCCAGATAGACCAGTACCAATTGTTAAAGAGTTTGTAGCTGTGGCAGTAATTGTTGTAGAGCCACCAAGAGAAACAGTCTGTCCATTAATAGTTATAGAACTGTTAGCTAATTTTGCGTTTAATATTGCACCATTAGCTAAATTGGCAAGATCTTTTCTAAGAATTTCATAACCACCAGGAGTAGTGCCGTCATGAAGTCTTAATGCATAATTGGTAGTATCAACTGTGAGTTCAGCATTTACACCAGTAAATGATGTATGTTGAGCTGCTGTACCTCTTCTAAGTTGAATTTGAATCGCCATTGTTATTCCTTACGCTATGGTTCCACCATCTACGAGTGCAACTGCATTTATTGATTCGGTTATAAATCCAGCATCTAAGTAAGGAGATCCGCTTGATCCACCTCCACCAGCACCAGCTGAAAATGACTCTATTTGATTGTTGGTATTTTTAAAGTATAGTTTTCCATCAGCGTAGTTAATTGCTAACTCGCCATATTCTAAGTCTGTGGTTAATGGAACTTTAGCCGCAACAGACGACTTTTTAAGTAAAACTTTATTTGCCATTCTATACCTTAAAAAAGGAATTCACAAAGATAAGGGAGTAAAAACTCCCTTTTACTTTCTATTTAGTATGTACCACCATCAATGTTAAATCCATCTAAAGTACTAGAACTTGCGCCAGCACCTGTTAGATTTGCTGATAAAGTAACATTTCCAGTAACACCTAATGTTCCAGATGCACTAAGATTAGTAAATGCACCAGTGCTTGCAGTAGTAGAACCAATTGGTGTATTATTAATAGAACCACCACTAATAGAAGATCCAGAGAATGTTTTATTAGTGAATGTTTCAACACCTGCCAAGGTAGCTAATGTACCAGTAGTTGGTAATGTTACATTAGTAGCTGCAGTTGTAGTTAATGTTAATGAATAAGCACCAGCAGTTGTAAATGCGCCTGCTGTTGTAATATTACCACCAAGAGTTATGGTGTTAGAACCATTATTAACTCCAGTGCCACCATATGTTGGATTGATAATATTAGCATTCCACGCACCAGTAGTAATTGTGCCTAGTGTGGTAATTGTAGATTGGCCGATATAAGTTGATGCGATATCGATAGCATCAGCAGTAACAGTAATTCTGTCGGCAGTGCCACCAATATCGATAACACCAGAAGTATACGTTAAACCATTACCAGCGACCGAAGATTTTAATTGTAATGCATCAGACGCAATTTCAATACCACCATTAGCTGCAACTACAACATCTAACTGATTACCAGTTTTAGTGATAGCATCTCCAGCAATAATTTGCCCTGCGCCAGAGAATTGAGTAAAGATTAATGGATCTGTTCCAACAACTTGTGGATTATCAGAAGTGATAACGAAGCCAGCATCAGCATTTACTGTACCTTCTTCAACGAAGAAGAATACTCCAGCTGTAACTTCATAAGGTTCATCAAAGTCAGTAGCACGTGACCACGCTCCAGCTGCAACAACATAGACACCATTTTGCGAAGATGTTGTTTGATTTTTAGCCAGAACACGATTACCAACAACTAACGATACGCCATCAACTGTCTGAACACCAGACAGTGTTAGATTTGCAGTAGAAGCAGCACGAACAGATTGTTTTACATCTAGACCAGAACGAGCAGCATCAACATATGATTTAGTTGCAGCGTCTTGTGGATTTACTGGATCAGCAAGATCAGTAATTCTATTGGTTGTTCCTAGAGAAACATTACTACTAAATGTAGAAGTTCCAGAAACTGCAAAGGTTCCACCAACACCAGTATTACCTGTTTGGGCATCTACTGTAAATTTATTAGTATTAACTGCCAAATCATCAGCAATTCCAACAGTTCCACTAAATGTAGTATTACCTGTTACACCTAATGTTCCACTTACTGATACATTGCCAGTTAAAGTAGAAGCACCAGTAACACTTAATGTACCAGCAACAGCAGTATTTCCTGTAGTAGCGTCTATTGTAAATTTATTAGTATTAACGCTTAAATTGCCTGTAACACCAAGAGTAGAAGTTACTGTTAAATCAGAATTTACCGAAACTGAACCAGTTCCATTTGGATCTAATGTAATATTGCCATTAGTATCTGTAGAAGAAATTGTATTACCATCGATACGAATATTATCAACATCAAGTTGAGTAATGCCAGCTAAAGATGTCGAAGTAGCACCAAGAGAAACAGTTGTAGAACCAAAAGTTACAGAACTGTTAGTAAGAGATGCATTACCAATATTGGTTAAGGTATTAGTAGAACCACTAATAGATTTATTTGTTAATGTATCGGTAGTCGCACGACCAACTAATTGGTCAGTTGCAGCTGGTAGGGTTAATGTGCCAGAAGCAGTTGCCGATGCAACAACTTGTGTTTCACCAGTAGTACCACCAAAATAAGCACCAGTAGCAGTAGTACGAAGGCTAGTAATAGTTGGACTGCTGGATAAAACAACATTAGCACCACTACCAACATAAGAACTAATAGAGTTGCCTTGAATTTGAAACACATTACCAGTAGCAACTGCAATATCAATTGTTTTATTGGTAAGTGTATCTGTAGTCGCACGACCAACTAAAGTATCTGTGCTTGTTGGTAATGTTAATGTTCCAGTATTTACAATTGTAGAAATAACTGGAGAAGTTAAAGTCTTATTGGTAAGAGTTTGTGTGCCAGTAAGAGTCGCTACAGTGCTATCGATAGCAATTGTAGATGTATTACCAACATCACTATTAGTAACAGTAATACCAGTGCCACCAGTAACTGCTCCACCAACTGTATCGTAAATGTATTCAGCGAGAGTATCTGCACCAATATTTACGCCACCATTAAATGTAGCTGCTCCAGTAAAAGTAGAAGTGCTGCTGGCAGATAGAGTTGTAAAAGCGCCAGTGCTCGGAGTTGTATTACCAATTGGTGTATTATTAATACTAGAGAAAGTTGCTGATTGCGCAGTGATGGCAGAACCAACATACAATGAACCAGCAATACCAACTCCACCATCAACAACTAATGCACCTGTAGTAGTGCTAGAAGAAGCAGTAGTTGCATTAATATTAACAGTTGTAATTTTAGAATCAATGTCTAGACTATCAGTGTCTAGAGACATTGCATTAGTGCCATTAGTTACAAATGTTAATGTGTCGTCAGAAGCACCTGGAGAAGATTCGGCTGAAATGTATGTTAAACCATCAACAGATTTAACACCACCTAATGAACCCCAAACTGTTCCAGAATAACCTTCGAAAGAAGATGTATCAGTATTATAACGAACAGTTCCTTGAATAGCTGGTCCACGTTGAGCAGTGGTACCAACTGGAATTACTAAACCATTTGTTCCAACAATCTCAACATATCCAGTTCCATTAGGATCTAGTGTAATGTTACCATTTGTATTTGTAGAACTTAATGTATTTCCATTTAAATCTAAATTATCAACTTTTAAATTATCTAATTTAGAATCTGAATCTACCACCAAAGCAGAATTTGCTGTTAAAGTTCCTTTGGTATGATCCAACATATCGGTAAAGAATTTACCACCGATAATAACATGATTGGCTGCATTACCAGATGTTTCACTACCCATACCAATGTATAGGCGATCACCACCATTTGAGCCATTATCTGCTAATGCTGAATACGCTAGTTCACCTGCTCCTAGCGTAGCTGGGTTACCAGATGTAGACGATCTTTTAATTCTTATAATTGACGCCATCTTTTATTTCTCCGTTAAAATTCTCCACCTTCCATGTTTTGAGCATCGAGGGTGCGTGTGGATGTCCATTTATTTGTGTTAGTTTTATATACCAATAAAGAACCATTTAAAACGCCTTGAGATGTAACATCTACATCTCCTATGCTAGAAATCGATTCTACTACTGCAGGGTTGGCTAAAGTACTAGAAGCAAGTATAAATGAATTCTCTGATACTGCTACAGATAATGATTCTTCTGGACTAACTACTGCTATTGTGTCTGCCATTTTATCTTGTTATCTCTGGTGTAACTGTTACGATACCTTCAACTACTCGAGTTTTAACTCCAATAGGTGAAGTGATTTCTACATCATATAACCATCTACCAGCAGGAATAGCTGATGATTGTGAGTCAGTTAATTGTAATCTAACTTTACCTTGTACTGCCTGATAAATTGATGCTGTAAAATTGTAAACTGTTGTAGATTGATAAGACTTTCTCATTGAGGATGCAACAGTGTATCCAGTTAGATCTAATGCTTGACCATTAGTTGCTGAAACTGTGATTATGTTACTGTAAGTTGATCCAGCGTCTACGAAAAGATTGCTGATAGTTGCCATGTAGAATTCCCAAACTTGTATACTTCTTATTTATAATTCCACATACTGCAAATAAAAAATCCCTCGTCAGAGGGATTCTTTATTAAAAAATTATAGAAAATATTACTCTGGGGTTTGTTCGGTTTCTTCAGCTTCTGGCTGAACTAAATCGATTCTTCCTTCAGTAATACTCCAAACATAAGTAAAATCTGGATTTGAAAATGTTCCATCAGCAAATTCCCAACCAATACCGACTGGAGCATCTGCGATTTCGACAAATTCTAAACCTTGTTGATTAATGTCAGTTTGTTGAGGTACAGTTGCATAAACTGTAACATTTTCTACAATACCATTTCTAATATGAGCTACATTGTGTGCCATTTAATTTCTCCTTTTACCACAATCCGTAAATTTCTTCAACAATAACAGAACCATTTGAACCTGCTGCACTAAATCCGCCACCAGATCCATAAATTCCTTTACCTGCTACGCTCGATGATCCACCGCCAGGTCCACCACCAGATCCAGTAAATGCATATGATTGCGCACTTGCCTGTGGGCTAAAATATCCGCTTTCACCTTGTGGAACGAAAAATCCATATGCCCCATAACCAAATTGCGAACCACCAACACCACCCTGACCACCTGCTATTAACGCCCCAGAACCAGATCCAGAACCACCAGATCCACCTGTATTGCTACCACCAGCGCCACCACCTGTTGCAGCTACATATGCTCCAAAAGATGAAGTGCCACCACTTGCGTTTACACCACCACCAGCACCAACAGTAACAGTAACAGTTGTAGTAATTTCTGATATATCTAAAACTCTAATTGCAATACCACCAGAACCACCACCACCACCGCCACCTGCGTTAGATCCACCACCCCCGCCACCATAACAAGTAACACGGATACGTTTTAAATCAGTTTTACCAGTAGTAGAATATGTAGCAGAGCCAGCAGTTGTAAAATATTCTGTTCTTGTCCAACCACGTGCGCGATCTTGACGAGCTGTAGGAAAACCGCCAGCAGTAACTCCATCGTGAACAACTGTTACTTTTTTGTCGGTATCTAGTGTAACTTCACCCAATACGCCTGTAAAAGCTGCATGTTGAGCAGTAGTACCTCTTCTTAATTTAACTTGTTTTGACATAGTCTATTTTCCTTATACAAATCCGTAGAATTCTTCAACAATAATACATCCTTGTGCACCAGAAGCACCATTACCACCTCCGCCACCACGAACGCCAGTTGCTGATACACCAGAACGATTGCCACCAAATCCAGCACCAACCATTCTGCCTACAGAATAAGAAGAATTTCTAGCTGGGTATTGTGAAGTTTCTCCCTGACAAGCGCCTTGACCACCTAATGTATAAACTGGATTTCCAGAAACACCACCACCAGCACCACCAGCACTTCCACCAGCACCACCAGAATATCCAGAACCTGGACTACCACCTGTTGCACTAATATAAGATCCAAATGAAGTAGTTCCACCAGAAGAACCTGAACCAGCACCAGAACCAATAGTGACAGCTACGTTAGTAGTTAAATCGGTTACTTCTAAAACAACTTGAGAAATACCACCGCCACCACCACCAGATTGAGCACCACCGCCACCACCACCACCATAACAAGTAACACGGATACGTTTTAAATCAGTTTTATTTGTTAACGTCCAGGTACTATTAGAAGTAAAAATTTCCATTCTAGTCATACCACGTGGGCGATCTTTTCTTAATAGTGGAATACCACCAGCAGTAGTTCCGTCATGAACTACTGGAACATCTTTATCTGTATCTACAGTCAATTCTCCTGCGACACCAGTAAATGATGCATGTTGAGCAGTAGTACCTCTTCTAAATCTAACTTGTTTTGACATTTTTGTTATCCTCTATTATACATAACCATAGATTTCTTCAACAATAACTGATCCTGATCCACCAGAAGCTGTTGGTCCACCACCACTGCCGTAAACTCCTTTGCCAGCCTCACCATATCGACCACCACCCCATGGACCACCACCACGTCCTTGTCCGCTACCCAATCCAACGCCAGCTACTCCAGCTTGTGAACCAAGATTAATTACACCTGTTCCAGAAGAAGAACCAGGAGTAGAAGAAGTTGATTGAGATCCTTGATTTCCATTACCACCACCAGTACTAGAAATAAATGTACCAAAAGATGAAGTGCCACCATTTGTGTTTACACCACCACCAGCACCAATAGTAACAGCTGTAGTAGAAGATAATGAAGAAGCCTCAATAGTTACAACTCCAGCACCACCTTCAGCACCACCTGAACTGTCACCACCACCGCCACCACCGCCACCACCGCCATAGCACCATACACGAACTCGTTTTAAATCAGTTTTACCTGAAATGCTATATGTACCATTTGATGTAAAACTTTCTACTTTTGTAAAACCACGTGGGCGATCTGCACGAGCAGTAGGAACACCACCAGCAACTACACCATCATGAACAACTAATACTTCTTCGTCAGTATCTACTGTAATTTCTCCAGCTGGTCCAGTGAAAACACTGTGTTGAGCAGCAGTACCTCTTCTAAATCTAACTTGTTTTGACATTTTTTATTCCTCTTATTTACCAATAAATTGTAAAGTCATCTGAGACAAGTTTGGATGATTGTAGTCATATGCTCTAACTGTTCTATTAACTAAAGAACCTACACCATCGCACATTGCATATAATCTTAATGTTTCATACTTGTTTAGATAAACAACACGATTTGCATAAACTTCATTATTCGCAAAAGTAATTGTTCTATTATCAATAGGAGATTGGCTTCCACCTAATGCAAAATAAACATCGTTATCGGAAAAGATAGAAATATGAACTAGATACCAACCTTCATAATTTGTAGTAAAATATCCACCAGCGAAAGTTCCCAGACGAGAATCAATAATTCTAGCAGTATCAAATGGAACTGGTGTTGGAGTACCTTGTGGAATTAAAGTATCATTAGTTTTTAGTAAATGAATTAAACCTTGTTGAGCCGAATTCATATTTTCAAAATCTAAATTGTTTCTAGAAGCTGCCATGTGTTTGACACCAGCACGTGTCACACCATCATAAACTGTAAATGTAAACCAAGTTGGGTCGATATAGATATCGCCTTGTGTACCTTTATTAACTAAAGATAACTGAAACCAGTCTTCTGTAGAATCTACTGGGGATGTAATTAAATCCCAGTCATCTGTTAAGTTAACAGCTTCTGTTAAAGTGGCATAGTCTTCAACATCTAAAGTTTCTACACCTAATGTATTAATTTGGAAATTTGGGTTTTGAGCAGTTGAAAGAGTAACCCAAGTAGAACCATTGGAGTAATAAACTCTTTGTGTATCTTGCACATAAACAACTCTACCTGTATTTTGAGCAGCAGCTGGTAGACTTGAATATAAAGCATAAGTTGTCATAACCCCATTATCAAGAGATTCTAATGCTTTTGCCAAATAAATGACTTCTTTACTATCACTGCTGCTAGTAAGAGCGTCTAATTTATTCTGGATAATTGTTTCTAATGAAGAAATATTTACAGTCATTTTATTGTTCTCCGTTGTTCTGACTTTATACTATTTATAACTAGTTTATCTTGCTATTATAAACCCATAATAGCAATAGTTAAACCCTCTTCGACAGCTGGTCCTGCGATTGAATCCCATTTAGTGCCATCATATCCTAAAAATTCGGTTCTCAATCCATTATTGACTACACAAACCATCCCAACAGTTGGGGTCTGTAAAGCTGCATCACGAGCAGCAGTAGATGTGTAATAAGGGACTTTTAGATAAGATGCGCCAGTACCACCTGGGTTCTGGGCTATTTCTAGGCTAAGTAACGAGCCGTTTTTATTGTCATCAATTACTGTGACATTTTGAATTTTAATTGCCATCTTCGCTCCCTTAGAACTCGGCTAGTTTTCTGTTATTATTTATAACTTATTTGTTTTCAATTTTATCATTTAATTCTTTTACAGCATTAATTAAAAATGCTATTAGACCCAAATAATTAACAGATTTTATTCCGTTATCTTCTTCGACTAACTGAGGTAGAATTTTTTCTACTTCCTGCGCCATAACACCAAACGAATCTTTTCCTGTAGAATTCCAACGGAAAGATTTACCTTCTAATAATTTAACGGTATCAATAGCATTAAGAACTGGTTCTATATTGTGCTTTAATGCCATGTCTGAAGTAGCATTAAAGTTTGCTGCAGTAATATCACCACTAAACACATTTCCAGCAGCATTTAGTCTTGGAATATTTGATCCTATCGTTACAGAAACATCTCCAGCGACTCCATCTGCATTACCAATAAGAATTTCATTTGTTGATCCAGTTAAAGATCTAGTTACTGCAGTACCATTTCCTGTTCTTACGATTAATCCTGTAGTCGTTAAACTAGATAACGCAGATAAATCTACATCAAATGCCTGAACCTGAGAACCTAATGTTAAACCTAAATTAGCTCGAGCAGTAATTGCGCTTGGAAGATCGCTAAGGTTTTTAGATCTTTCTAGTTTATCTACATTTAAACGAAGAAAATTAGTATCTATTTCTGGATTGTTTAATGGTGCGTTTTTAAGGGTTGCACCAGAAGGAAGTATAATATATGAATCTGAAGATGTATTAGCAGTAGCATTAACAGATAACGTAATATTAGTATCACTATTAATAGTAGCTACAGTACCGATGGTTGCACCACCAGTAGTTTTTAAAATATAACCTACTACAGTTTCAGTGGTAAAAGAAGTTCCTATACCTGTTACAGTAGGGCTACTAGTAGTAGAAGTGATAGTGCCAGATCCAGCTACAGTATCAGTAATTCTTGTTGTAATTGCAGACATTTATTTTTCCAATTATTGGTTTTCGATTTCAATAACTTTTTCTAACAGTTCATCTATATCAACTATATTGTCAACTATTTTTGTTAAATCTTTTAATTTATTTCTTTCTTTAACTGCATTATTGATAGTTACCTGATTGGCAGTTAACATTGCATCTCTAATAACTATATCATTTTTTTCAAAAAACTTTTCTCTTGCTGCACGAATTCTATTCTTAGCTATCTCTTTGGCTTTATCTAAATCGATATGAACCTTAGGTTGTCCTGGACTATCAAAATCTGCTGTAAGAGCATCAAAAAAGTTACTTAAATGTTCTGCACATGGCAGATGGTCATCATTAATAATAACATATGGTAAGCCAACAGGAACCATTTTTTTTAATTCTTGAATAGTGACACCAGTCGCCCCAGAAAGTATGGCAACTTTTTCATTTTGTTGTAAATATAAAATTTTGCTCATTTTTAACCTTAATTGAACATGGCCACACGAACAACGCCATTATTAACTTGTGGCGTCGCAGCATTAAAAGTTGGAAGCATTGTATTAATGACCAATGCATTAGCGCTTGAGTTAACAAATGTAACAAACCTATTGCCAGTAGCTAATCCGAATGCTACAAAGTTGGCATTGCTAAATGTACCTACTGAGATATTTATTGTGTATTGTCCAGCGCCATTGGCAGAAACGCTAGTTACATTATTGCTAGCTAATATTGTACCTGTGTTTCCGTCAAAAACTGCCCACGCTTTGGCAATTCCTACTATACTATTAAATCTATTGTCAGTATAAACTTGTTGTGCAGTATCCCCAGTTGTAACTGCGTTCGTTACAAATGCTGTAGTTGCTAATTGAGTTGTGCTAGTTCCTGCTGTTGCAGTTGGAGCGGTAGGTGTTCCTGTTAGTGCAGGACTAGAGATTAATGCTACTGTAGGATTACCAGAAATCCCATCATTGTTTGTTATGCTAATATTAGAACCAGCTACAAAATTTCTAGTAGAAACTAATCCTGAACCTGTTTTAACTATAAATCCATTTGTCCCTAAAGCTGATATATTAGATAGGATAGGATCAAAACCCTGTACATCTGTACCAATATTTAAACCAAGATTAACTCTAGCAGCCGTAGCATTATTTGCGCCTGTTCCACCAACTAGAATTGCTAATGGATTTATACCAGTAATAGTACCACCACCAATGTTAACATTATTAGAATCTTGTAATGCAAGAGTTCCAAGTTCTAAAGCAGTTCTTGCTGCAGAAACAGATGTAGCACCCGTTCCACCATGGTCTATAGTAACAACTCCGCTAACATTAGTTGCGCTTCCTGTCCATGTACCTTGTCCATTACCAGTAATATTACCAGTAACATTACCAACTAGGTTGGCAGTTACTGTAGTAGCTGAAAAATTACCAGAATTGTCTCTTAATACTAACGTATTAATAGTATTAGTAGATGCTATATTTTTGCCCTGAATTCTATCAGCATCTAATCCAGAATTAAGTCCATCTACAGTTAGTAGTTTAGCAAGAACATCTGATGCAGTATAAGTAGCAATATCAAGTTTACCACCCAATTCTATATTAATGTTCTGGATATTTGCATCAGCTTCTGCGATAGTTAGAGGACTACCCTTAACTGATCTTAGCACAATACTAGCCATTATTTACCCTTTTGTGTTAATAGATACAACATGTTTTTTATCGTTTCAAGATCTTCTTTCATAGAATTTATTTCAACTTGCAGAGTTTCAACATTTGTTTTAGTTGCAGTTAATTCTTTAATATTTTTCATTGCTATATTTTTTGATAATTTATATTGATCATATGAATTTTTGTCAACATTAATAACTCCTCCATTACGAAGATCTTTAACAAGATTTGAATTTCCTTCAATTTTAACTATGTTATCCATTATGAATGCGCAATCATTCTTAAATTTTTAATTTTTGGAACTTGCGATGGATCTGTTGAACGCATTACTATTTTTAATGATACATTAGTAAATTGTGTTAAATTAGACAAATCAATATTTCTTTCAGTAAAAATATCTTCCTGGTTAAATTGAGAATTCTCCCAACCAGTATCTATCCAACGTAAATATCTTAGATCAGCGTCACCACCCCAAATTCTATAGTACACTTTGACTGTTGTCTTGGCAAGAATACATGCATCAAATATAATTTTTAATGCTTCTGCTGCATTAGCCAAAGAAAGAGGTCTTGTTATGTAGTTTGCTGCATTAGTAGAACCGATAGGAGCAAAATCTTCAACATATTTATCTTTCATAACGATACTAAAATCATTATCTGTTATCATGTCAATACTAGCTGAACCAGGAAACGCTGGCGATACAATAACATTAATCTTATCAAGTTCGCTATTTCCAGAGAAGGTACTACTATCAGTTTGATTGATAACATTTTTAATTACATATGTACCATTGACATTAGAATGTGCATTAGAAATAGTAATATATTTTCCAATAACAGCATTAGATAATAAATTATCTGCAGTATCAATATTAGTGCTGATTATACCTGTATCTCCACTATTTGTAAATGATAGTGTTGCAGGAGAGGAAATATTATAAGAAACAGGACTGGCGATAGTAATCGCTGCATTACCTGTCAAAGTAATACTTGTATTGCTATTAACAGTAGAAACAGTTCCTATAGTAGCACCATCGCTAACACGCTTTAATATATTACCAGCAGCTACTTGAGTTAAGAATAAAGTTGATGTACCAGTAATAGCAGTAGAGGCAGTTGAGCTGGTTAATGATCCTGTTCCTGTTGCTGTGACGTCTCCGTCAACAATATTTGAATATTGTAACAGAGATCTGTCATCAATTACGCTAACATTAGTATTTGATTGAGTTTTATTATCAATCATATTAGAAATAACATATGTAGTTAATTTTTGTAAATCTATAACAGGAGATACGTTAGGATTTGTAGAAATCATAGTAGCTGCAAATGTTAAAGAAGATTTCTTTAACAGAGGGCTTACTGTTATTACTGCTTGATTTTCATATGATTTAATATGTTTTCTTGTATTAAAATAATAATTAGAATTAGGTACAATTTGCAGAGGTCCAGTAAATAATCCACTAGTATCTTCAATATCTAAGGCATATGATAGAGCTGTATCTTGGAA